TTAAAAAGTTTAAGCAGTAATTTCACCTTCACCAATTAAGTTTCCAGTAAACACTACCTTTGATAAATCTACAGTATAAGAACCATCACCATTATTAACAGCAGGTAGAAAGTTCCCACTTAAAGAAGAACTTCCCCCACCACCGCCAACATTAGTAACAGCTACATTACTGGCATTAACTACACCGTTACGAAATGTCTTATTTATGTTTGTTCTTGTAAATTGCATATTACTTCTTCTCTATTAACCGTATTTCCTGCTTACCTAATCTATAATCTGTAGTAATACTATCCACTATAAAGGTTTTATTTGGAAGATGGTTATCAGTCATAGTAGCATATACTTTAAACTTGTTCTGTAGGTTCAGATTCAGAATAGCAGAAGGTGTACTATATTGTGTTACTAGCCTATATATAAGATGCTCTTCCAGTCTATACATCTGCTTAGTAGCCTTATTATATACGTTATCCAGATAAGTAAAGCTAGTACCATTAGCACTATAGCAAACTGCACTATAGTTACATTCCTTATTATCCCAAGTACATATAGCAAATTCTTCTGAATCCATCTCATTTACAAAGTCCTCGTTTATAATGTTGCTGTATTCAGTATCAGAATCCTTTTCTTCTTCCTTCTGGAAGTTCTGAACTTTAGCCTGTATATCGAAGTCAGATAACCAAACAGCATCACATCTATAGCTATTATCTACTTTGTGTGGATGGTATAAAGTAAATGTAGGTTTACCAGTAATTACTTCATTAGTATTAGGCATCGGAATAGCATAACCTTCACCATCTATCCCCATATTCCAAGTAATGTTATTTTTAACTGGGAATATCCTGTTAATACAATGGTCTGACTGTCCTTGATTATCAAAGTATAATTTGAATGTACTATCTGTAGTAGTCCACCTAGAACCATTCCAGTACATACTACCATACTTTAACTTACAGTCTATGTAAAGATTATCTGGGTTGAAGTCATCTTTCTTGTTACTATACCCCTGCATTATATACATTTCAGATTCCCTATCCATAAATAGGAAGTTACCCTTAATAATCAGATAGGTAGAACCACCAATGAAGCTAACATTATTATCATTTACTTCCAGTTCAAACAATGGTCTTAGTTTACCATCATAAGTATTATGAACGTGTAACAGTACATAGTCTGTAAAATTAATATTATTGTACTTCTTATTAAAATCAGTAACCTTATCAAAGAAGGCTTTACAGATAGTAGCACCTACATAGTTCTGTGTAGTAGCATAGTTAATAGTAGAAGGTGCTGATACTTGTGCTAATGTAGCCTTATTGTAATAGTAGCATTTATAGTTGCTGTTCTTTAGATACTTAAAGAAACATTTGTGCATACCACCTTTACCATCTTCATTTACTTCCTGCACATAAGACCAGCTACCACCATAGTTAGTTAAATAGTTCTCATCCCAGATACTAGGTATAATGCTGTCAAAGCTGTATAGACTGTCTTTAACAGTAACCTTATTATATACATTATCTAAGGATAGCTGACCACCATTTTCAACATAATCACTGGCTTCTATCTCCTTAGACTGCTGTAATGTAACCTTAGTGGATGCTGTACTACCAATGGTAAACTTATAGTAGGTATTGATTCCCTTCTTAACAGCATCATAATCCAAGAAGTAAACCTTATCCCCATCAGCTACAGCAGTTACATTAAGGTACTTGCAAACTTCTTCCAGAACTTCCTGCATAGTCATAGGTTCATCATCTTCATCAAAGAAGTTCTGTTCACTGATATACATCTTACTAGGTAAACAAAAGTCAGATGTAGCATTTAATTGTGTATTATCTGAAATATAGAAAGAACTATAAGCATTACATTTACTAAGCAGATGGTTTATAATCTGGGTAAAAGATACTATATCTTTCTTACCGCCTATAGTGGTGTACTTATAATACTGTAATGTGCTAAGTGCATCTATGGCTTCTACCTCTATTTCTTCTAATTCATTCTCATAGCCTTGACTGTATAGATTGGGTGTTACATACCCAACCCATACAATACCATCAGCACTACTAAGAACTACCTTATTCTGTTGTGCTGTACTACTATACAAATCAAACTTATAATCGTCTGTAATCATTCCTATAGTAGCGCTACTATACTTGCAAGGCTTATATAAATGTGAATCAGAAGTTTCTAACTCGGTTATGAATGGTGTGGCAGATAAAGTAATGTTCTGCACTTCTCCAGAACCTATTTCCAATGTGTATAGCTTCTCATTTATATCATAGAATTGTGCTGTGTATTTCATCTTACTTTAGCTGTTTTGTTATTGTAATTGGCTAGAACTCCTACAAGTTCCTTACCTTTAATCTTAAATTCTACCTGACCACCGCCAGCAGAACCTATAATCCCATTGCCATTAAGCAGGTTAAACAGATTCCTTTGCTGTCTGTTATTAAGAATCATTTCACCAGCATTTACCCTAGCTAGGTTCATATCTCCAATAGTACTATTGCCAGCGAATATACCACCAGTACTAAAGGAAGGAATACTAGCCAAAGCTGCTACTACAGCCGCTGCTGCTGCACCTGCTAACAACCATCCTACAAACGGTGTTTGGGCTGCACTGGCTACACCACTGGCAATAGCTTCACCTTTCTTAGCTGTAGTTAATGCTACAATTTGTGGGATAGCTGCTGCTACAGCACTAATCAAATTAGCACCCCAACTTAACCAAGCTGCCGCACCTTCATTGGTCATATTGGTTACAGAACCCATAATAGAAGCTATAGCACCTAAACTTTGTGCGTACTCATTATTCAGTTTGATATTCTTATTAGTAATAGGGCTACTAAACTTAGGAAGTGAAGTAGGTATTTCTGGCTTCACCATACCAGCCAAACCAGCAGGTTTGCCATCTAACTTACCAATAGGTGCATTAGGATATTTGTACTGGAACTCTATTACCCTCTTCTGTTCGGTAAGTGCATTTAGTTCAGCATTGATTCTTATCCTATCTTCATTACTAATAGCTAGGTTTAATTCCTTTCTTAAAGATGCTATCTGTGCATCCAGTTCTGCTAATGAACCAGCAGGAATAACAGGCTTTACAGGTAACTTTACTTCTGTCTTATTGGTGGTAGTTCCTGTGAATACTTTAAATCCTTCCAATGATTCTACTGACTTAAAACCTTCCATCTTAGCCATACTGTTATTATATTCATTGGCAGTTTCATTATATTCTCTGGCTGTACTCTTTAATGCTGAATTTAACTGGTAATACTGCTGAATCTTTGCAGCTATATCCTTTAATTCATCATCACTATACTTTTCCAGCATAGTATGAATAATAAGATTCTGTTTCTGTGATTCAGCTAAAGCATCCTTCTGTTCCTGTGACCAGTCCTTTCTTTTAGCATTAGCTTGATAGTTAGCTGTACCATTCTTAGCCCTAGATTTAACCTCATCCCTCTTAGCAGGGTCTAACAAATCCGCTTCAAATGCTTTAAGCATATCTTCCATAGTTACAGTAATATTAGCATTAGTTCTAGCTTCTACAGCTTTAGATGCTGAATTAATAAGTTCTTCCTGTAACCTAATGTTCGCTGCTTGTTGTTCCTGTAGTGTTGTTCTCCACTTATCAAAGGCAGCATTCCTTTGGTCAGCAGGTGCAAACTTATTCTTAGCTATATATTGTGCATCCGCTATTTCCGACTGGCTCTTAGCACTGAATACACCATAACTAATTTGTGTGTTTCCTAACTGGTCTAATGCAGCATAAGCTTCCTTAGCCTTATCTATCATATCTCCCAGACCAGTAAGAAAGTTGGATAGATTTCCACTACCCAAGCTATAAAAGAACTCATCCACAGAAGTTTTTAAAGCAGCCATATTACTGGCTGTCATATCGCCTAAAGTCTGACTGGAATTAAGAACCTTATTAAATGCTTCTCCTGCTGTCATAGCTACACCTAGCACACCAGCAAATCTTCCTATAGTGGCTGTGATATTCCTTCCTACCTGCTGAAACTGCTGTACTTGTTGTGTGGACTGTCTTATATTGTTATCAAATTGACTACTATTTAATAATAGTCTGGTTACTAAATCAGCCATATTTAATTATGTGTTGTATATTGTTTAGCTTTCTCTTTCAATCTCTTAATATCTTCATTACTAATAGATGTTTCTCCTGTAGTATCACTATCCCAAGTAAACTGCATTATATCAGTAGGCTTTAACTTCTTAGTGCTGTTACATTGTGCAATTACATAAGCTATCATTCTAGCCTGTTCCCAGCTATTTCTGTCCTTCCTATGTAGATTGCTAATCAATGGTTCTAACTCATACATTTGCATCTTGTCTAGTACATATTCTGGGTCTAGTCCACCTTCTATTACTAAGGCTGAATATATCTCCTTAGTAGTTAGGACTTTTTTTTAGCATCCGCATTATTAGTAATGAATAGCTGCTGCTTCTCCAGTTCCTTCTTTAAAAAGTTCTGGAACTCTACCATAATACCCATATCTTCATCTATGGCTTCTATCAGTTCTTCAAAGGTTAGTGAACTGTCTGGATTATTAGCCATTAAGACACAGTAGAAGAATAGATATTCATCTGTGATAGTCTTTAGCTCAAATGCCTTACCTGTAATCTGTTCATAGATAAATAAGGCTCTAAGAGTATATTTCAGTTTGTAGTCTTGTCCTTTAATAGTCATATCAATAAGTATTAAATAATAAAGCCTTTACACCTCCATAACCTAGAGATATAAAGGCTTATAATTATGCTGTCTTTGTAAGTGCTCCAACACCTTCAAATGAAGCTGTAAATGTTGCATTATCTCCATTAGGTGCATTAGCTTCAAGTGCTGTAATAATAACATTACCCGAATATGTTCCAGTAGTGGCTGGCAACCATCCCCCTTCTGGCACTTCATCTTTCTTTGTTGAATATTCTTTCTCTAAACAGAATACAGCCTTAATAGGTGTTCTGGCTGTCAGCTTATCGAATAACTGGTCAAAAGTCATACCTTCACCATCATTAGAATAAAGGTTCTCGGTACTACAGTTCCAGCTAATCTTTCTGGCTGCTTTAGCTACCCATTTACCACCGCTATCCTTAGAAGTGGTTTCTACTGTTTCTACATTTATACTTAGTTTGTGGCTAGTGGCAAATGCTATAGACTTATCGTCAATAAATAGCATTAAGTCACCACCGTTAATTACTTGTCCTGCCATTTGTCTTTATGTTGAATGTAAGGTTCTGAATGAATGTATCTTCTATATAATCCTCATCTGCATTTGTCATTCTAATATCGTGTATGTTAATACCAGAATAGTTACCCCTCTTACCTTGTAAGGCATTTTTAACCAAGTCAGCAATTTCTATAGATTCATTGTACTTATCAGAAGCTATAACCACTTCCACATAAGTATCTTCACTATATATAAATCTATCCTTACTATCAGATGGTTCTATACTTGTTCTTCTATAAACAATGAATGGAAATGTAGTACCTGTATCAGCTATTAAAGGGTAAATTTTATGTCCTACACTATCTATAACCTTTGCATCATTACTAAGAATATTATAGATAGCTTTACCTACTTGTAAACTCATCGTCTGTTCCTATTAGCTATTCTCTGAATTGACTGGCTTATAAGGTTATCCATATTATCAAAGATTTCCCTTTCCTTATTGGCTTTAGCTGTTCTAAAGAAATGTGCTGCATTAATACTACCTCTATTGGCTGATACTCTCTGCCTTCTAATGGGATTCCTTCCCCTAACAGATGCAGTATTACTACCAGTGGTTCTTCTAACTCTAGTGCCCAGTTCAAAGAACTTCAATCTAAAGTCACCCATAATATGTACTTTAGCTTCTTCTCCGTTTCTATCAGCATTAGCTTTGATTCCACTTATTAAGGTCTTACCATTCCACCAGTTTCTACTGGAAGCTGCCCTGCCTAAAGTCTGCCTTAGCTGCCTTTTAGTTTCACCGACTAAGATACCAGCACCCTTTCTTAAAGCACTTCTATAGACCTGCCTTTGCTGCCTACTAGTCAAATCTGCAAACATAGAAGTAATCTGTCTGGCATCTACTTCTATATTATTCATTTATCAATTCAGTTACTATAGTTATTGATTGCTTATATAATTCTCGGTTAATACTAAGAATCCTGTACTTATTGCCATTCCAAATAATTCGCATTTGCTCATTAACTTTGTGATATAGCCTTATAGTAAAGGTAACTGTATAGCAGTGGATTATTTCATTATTCTGGTTCTGTCTGTTTCCAGAATTATAAGTAACCTGCGCTCTGGTACTTATAGCATCCTTCCAGTCTATACCATTAGCCCCATATACATCTTTTAGTGTTATAGGTTCTTGTATGGTAATTGGATAATTTAATAGTCCTGCCCTCATTTTATTTCATAGTGTTTATAAAGTCCTATAAGATATTCATAACTATAAGGCAGTTTAACTACCGTACCAAATGCTACAGGCTCTCTATTAGCATATAAGTTACCTATCATTAGTAACATAGCGTGAATTATAGCAGGTGGTAAAGTACCACCTACTTCTAATTCATCTAAAGCTATGTCTAAATGTTTAGATACTGAATCCTCTGCTACAGCTATTAAGTCCAGAATGTACATATCATCTGCCCTAAAATCCTCATCTACTAGCAGGTGTTTCTTTGCTTGTTCTAAAGTTATATACATAGCTTACTACTTATTAAATAGACTATAATTAGGCTTTAAGAACCTTCTTAACAAATGCTTCTGCTCTTCTAGGCTTGGCATCAAAGTAAGCATTGATAACAAGTCTTACTTTACCGTTAGCAGCTTGTGTATATGGGTCTACTGTTAAATCAATTCCACCCCATTGACCAATAACCAAATCAGCGAAATTACCGAAGATTACGCCCTTACCAGCTACAGCAGAAGTAGAAAGAACTGGATAACCGTTTACCTCATTACCTTCCATCAGATACTTACCAGTATCAGTACCCTTGTCAGTAGTCTTTAAATCAGCCTTAGCAGAAGGTGAAACAATAAACTTAATATCACCTCTCACATTCTTAGCTTCCAAATCAGCTTCCATCTTAACAATATCCTTGTAAGTGATAGCATTGCTATCTGCTACTACAGCATTAAGCATACCAGCAGGTTTCTTTGCATCACCAGCTTCACTACCCAAAATAGTAGCTTCAAGTTTGTTGGCAATAGCTGAAACAATATCTCTCTTTAGCATTTCCTCAGCAGAATTAGAATCTTGAATTAAGAATTGCTTAGATACGTCGATATATGCAGTAAGTCTTTTAGGCTCTAGGTTTACTTCTGAGAATGTACCACCGCCATTAGAAGCAGCATCAACTTCACCAGCCCAACCTACATTTGAACCAGAATAAACAGGAATAGAAACATTACCTACAAGTCCAGTCATATAAGAAGCACCTGCTTGTGCCAATACCAAACTTGCTCTCAATGGTTCTAGAATACCCAACTTATCTTCTGCTACATTCTCCTGTCCTGCTGTAGCTACAGTAGCTTTAATATCACCTCTTTCCTCGATAGGAAGTACAATCTGTCCGCTATAAGATTGACCTGCCTTGCGCATTTCTGCGATACCAGCAGTTACTACTTCCTGTGCTCTCTCGTCTAATTGTCTGTTATTGGCTACATCATTGATAGCCTTTAAAAGTGAAAACTTTTCCTTCATAGTATTAGTTGTATGTGTTGTTTGTTTAAGGTTATCTTCTTCAATCTTCCTAATCTGAATATCTATATCTGCCACTTCTTTAGTAAGTGCATCAAATTCTACCTGCTCGCCAGCATTTAGCTTTCTTACTTCCTTCTCAGCACCAGATATAATTTCCTCTGCTCTCTTTTGAAGCAGTTCCTTTTTGTCCAGTAGTTCTAAGGTGTTCATTAGTTTAACTTACTCCTAAGTCCAGCGAAGTAATCTTTTAAATCCTCGCTCTCTAAATCCTGCATCTTTCTTAATGCTACAGATGTATCTGGATATGCTTCCTTATATACTGGTGATACATCGAATAATTCTTTGAAGCTATTGATAGTTCTTAAATAACTACCATCTTCCTTCTTAGTCCAAGTATCTTTACCGATAGTAAAGGCAAATGAAGAAGTACTAATATCACCCCTTCTAAGACCTTCTAACAGTTCATCACCTAAAGCAGTGTTAGGTGCTTCAAACCTGTATTTAAGTCCAGTATCATCTATAATTAATTCTAGGCTTCCAGTACCATATTTAGACCTGGCTAATATACCTCTATCCTCATTGTGATTCAGTAAGCATAGTATATCAGACTTTTCTAAAATACCTTCTAAGGCTGTAGGTTCTATTACTTCAGTAAAGCCACCTAAATCCCTAGACTGCTTACCGAATACTAAAGCATACCCTTCTACAGTCCTAGAATCCATCTTTACAATTTCATTACAGTTTCTTAGTTCTCTCATAGTATTGTTATTATTCCAATAGAATCCAACCAGTATTATCTATCTGATTCTGTAATGCTGCTACCTGTTCCTTTAATAGCTTGTTCTGTTCCTCTAAGGATTCAATATACTTTCTTAATGCAGAATCGTCATAGTTACTAAGTCCAGCCAGTTTCTGTTTCTCTGGTGTTGTATAATCTTCTGTAGATAACTGCTTACCATTTACCTTGTCAACTTTGGTATTAACAACATCTTTAATACCTTGTAATTCATTCTGTAAATCGGTTTGCTTAGTAATATCACCTTCTATAGTACCCCATACAGCATTAACTGTACTACCAATCTTGGCACTGATTCTATCCAGTTCTAATACTCCTTCTTTAGTTGCTCTCTGTAGTTCCATTACTTCAAATAATAATTAGTCTGCCCCTTTACTACCTCATCATAATAAGCATCATTAAACATAGCATTAGGACTTTTAAAGCTGTAGCTGTAATAGATTAGTCCAGATTGTAGCTTATCTAGGTCAGATGAATTAATAACCGCCTTATCTATTCTATCTTCTTCTACTATACCAGTCAAATCACCACCTTTAAAACTACATTCTATAAACTCTGCTGGGTTTGTGGTGTAAAGTCTAAGTATAAATTCAGAAGTGTTTCTTACCCTAAATGGAATACCGTCCTTATCTTCCAACTTAATATTGAATACTAAGTCAGTTCCCTTGTAAATTGTCTGTATCATTGATTATATTGTTATTAGATGGAATGTTATTAGCAGCATTTTTAATCTCCATCAGATTCACTTGTACGAAATGGGAATCTCCACCATCTATAGCAGGTAAATCCAACTGCTTTCTAATCTCATTGGCACTAACCACACCGATATTAAATAGTGTATTGTAATAGTTTGCTAAAGACTGCTTGTCTGCTCTTAGTAATACAGAAGTATCAAATCTTACATCTATTCTACTTCTTTCAGAAGGCTTATACAGCTTCCTTTCAAACTCTAATTCTATCTTCTCTAGTAATGGTGATAATGTATCAGTAAGAAAAGCCAGCTGGGTAGCCTCAACAGTACTATAACTGCTCTTGGATAAGTCAAATGCTTTAACTGGTGATACTCCGAAGAACCTACAAATATCAATTACATTAAACTGTCTGGTTTCTAATAGTTGTGCATCAGCAGGATTCACTGTAATAGGCTGGAAGTCCATATTACCTTCTAATACAGCTACTCCATTAGGTGTACCAGTAGTAGGACTAAAAGCAGTCTGCCAGCTAGTTTTTAAATCTACCTTCTGCTTACCAGTTAAAGTAGATTGTACTTTAAGAATACCAGCCAGATTAGCACCACCTTTAAAGAATCCTTGTGCGTGTGATTCAGAATCTGTAGCCAGTCCTAAAGTCTGTCTGGCGTGTTGTAAAGTACTGATTCCAGTAATACCATCATAACTAAAGTTCAGTATATGAATCATATTGCAAGGCTCTACCAGTCCTTTAATGCCTACAACACTATATTTAATTCCGTCCTTCTGTTCAGTAATAGTAACATAATCTGGCTGTAAATAATGAAGTGCCACTGCATCTCCTTTAGCATCTCTTTCTATGTAAGCATATCCATTACCTTTAAGTAGTGTACTTACTATCAAAGTCTTTATAAAAGTAAACCTACTCATCTTATTGTTCGGCTCTTTGTTCAGTAAGTAGTAAGTAGGATGCTTAATAAACTTTTCTTTATAACCAGAATCAGTAATATAATATGGCTCTAATGGAAGCTGTGCCACTGCATCACTAATAACATCTACACATCTGTAGACTGTAGATAACAGCATAGCCTTATTAGTGGTATAACCGCCATTCATATTATACATTAAGGAATCACAGAATAACCCTCTGGTTTCCTGTTCTGGTTCTTTCTTTTTAAACCAATTAGTAAAAATTCCCATTAAATAGTCAGTATTTCATTTGTGTAATGTGGTGTTCTCAGATACATACCTAAAGCCTGTATCATTGCTATAGTTCCATCTATCTTCTTCTTATCTACTGCCTTATTCGGTTTAACATTACCATTATAATCAGACTTCAAAGTAACATTTCTAAAGCAGTACCTATTTATTTCATTGTTATCAATAACTGCCTTACCAGATAGTATTAGCCTTTCCAGTTCTCTAGTAGGCATATTAAAGTTACCTAGTGTTTGTGGATATTCTTCTAATGGTAGTCCCTGCTCTGTAGAATCTATAGCCCATTGTGTAGCATTATACTTGTCATATCCTACAGACTGGATATTAACTACATCAGCATATCTAAGCATATCAGTAGTTATATAGTCATAATCGGTAACATTACCACTGGTAACAGTAAGATACCCCTGCTGCTTCCAGTATTTGTAAAGTTCCTTATCTGCCTTATCCTTTAATGCCGATTCTGGAAGATAGTAATGTGTTTTGAAGTAGTAAGTACCATCCAGTACTACTAAGTAGGCTACAGCAGTCAAATCCGAAGTAGCAGCTAAATCCACACCTACATAGCAATCCATACCAGCAAACTTATTAAGGTCTACTTCCTGACTGCACTTAATAATATAGTCCTCTGGTAGCCACACATTAGAACTGTCACACCATAAATTCAAAGTCTTAGTTTTAACTCCGACTTCATCAGCAGGGTTATTTATTGCCTGTTGTACCTGTCCTCTAATGTATTTGGAAGTTACTGTAATATCCAAGTTTGGTGCACATTTAACCCAGTTCTTTTCATCTCTCCAATCATCATCAGCATCTAAAGAATAGATGGCTATAAACATTTCATCATCTACCTTTAAGCCATTAAGCACTTCTATAGCTACGGTTCTTAATTGGTAACAGGGTAAAGTCTTATCGAAGCCAGCAGTAGTAATAGTACAAAGATGTGGATTCATCCTCATCCCCATACTGGACTTAATAACATCACGTACCTTACTATTCTTAGCCGCGTGATATTCATCCAATAAACCAAAACTGGCATTAAATCCATCCAGCTTACTATCATCAGCAGCCAATACTTTCAACTTGGAATTAGTAAGGTTAAACAGAATATCAGCTCTATAGGCTGTAAGATACTTACCTTTAGAATCCAATCCCTTACTAAACTTGCTACACATATCAAAGGCTATCTTAGCTTGTTCTTTACTATTAGCAGCCAGTAATACTTCTGCACCATCTTCACCATCAGCTATTAAATAATACAAGCATAAAGCAGCAGCCAAAGCTGTCTTACCCTGCTTTCTACTTACTTCTATATAGCTGCTAGTATATCTTCTGGTAGTAGTTCCCTTCCAGTAGAATCCAACTATATTAGCTATTATAAACTGCTGCCATCCTTCTAAGGTGAATGGTTTACCAGAATGTCTACCTGTATAATGCTTCAATGTGCTAATGAACAGAATGGCTCTATCTACCTTGTCCTCTTTAAATTCCAAATCATCCCTTTGCAGGTCATTCTGGAATCTCTTACAAGCTAGTTTAATAGTTTCACCAGCTATTATTTCACCATTAAGAACCCTACTACAATATTCATAGTAAAGTTTGGTATTCATTACCTAGTTTCCTTTCCTTCCTTTATAAACTGCTCAAATGGGTTATACCCGTCCTGTTCTACTTTAGGCAATTTAGTTCTAGCCTTAGCTGTTAGTCCGAACTCCAGCATAACTTTCATAGCTTGCGTTTGAGCATCTTTAGCAATCTTAATAGCTGGGTGCGGTGCAATGTTACCCCTATCACTGGTAACAGTCAAACCTTCATCTTCTAACTGTTTGGATGCCTTAATGAACATACTGTAGTTTCTAGCCAGCATTGTTAAAGCTGCACTATCCACATTCTCTAACATACCAGTACTATTTAGCTGTTCCAGTACATTCTGCATATATACCTTAGCATCCTTTTCAATGTCCTTTGGAATAGTGTAATTTATCATATTATAGTCTATTTAATTTTTATAATTTATAAAGCTATGCAATGGCTCTAATTGACTTATAATCACTACAATACAATTATTAAAGAATGTGAATTATTTATTTGGAAGTCTGTTAAGGTATTAGTAAATTTGTAATACAATTAAAGGCTAAACTATGGAAAGAAGAAGTAATTACCCAATAGAAATTAAAGCTAAAATAGACCTAAATACAGACCTATTACTAACGGAACTACAGCAATTACTAGGCAAAGACAGGTCTAAACTACTAAGATTGATAATAGCAGATTTCTTTAGTAGAAATATTGATATTATAGATGAACATACTAACCACAAATCAGATAAAGCACCACTGATAGAAGCCATACTAAAGGACTTCTTCAATTATAACAGGGAAACCATTAACCAGTACATTAAATTCAAGAATGATAAAACCATCTAAATCAGTCCTTCTACAATATGTTTATGATTACGGACTAGACAAAGCAGCATCATTATTTCACATTGATACAGAAACAGCAGATAAGATAATTAACTGGAAGCCACAATATGACCAGTACAGCTACAATACAATAATAGATAAGCCACTTCATAGAAATGCTTCTAAGATAGCTAATATAATAGCTAAGCATTATCCCGAATTAGTAAAGCAATACACCACATACTATAAAGATACTATCTATATGTCCCAGACTGTAGAAGATTTCCTACAGAAAGCAGTAATAAGATGTATGGAAGTAGGACTGGAAGAAGTAACAGAAGAATCTGTATTAGCATTACTAAGAGTACAATTCAATACTATAAGATGCTATACTAAGAAGTCCAGCTATACAATGAATAGTAAATTAGCACCATTGGAAGTACAGAATGAAGAAGGTGAATACATAATACCATCAGAACTATATGCCATACCTAAAGAAACCGAATAAGCAGCCTTCCAGAACATTTAACAGGGAAGAAAGACAGAAGATATACCAATCTACCAAATGGAAGGAATTAAGACTAGCTAAGCTAATGCAGCAGCCATTATGTGAACTCTGTTTAGCCAAAGGCATTATTAAGCCAGCAGAAGATATTCACCACATAGATTCCTTTATGAATTATACTGGCACTAAAAGACTAGCCAAAGCATTTGACTTTAATAACCTTATGTCTATCTGTAAAGAGTGCCACGCAAAAGAACATCACTATGAACATTAAATTAAGCATACCAGTATTACAAGCATTAACCAATAATGAAGCATTTACTTACTTCTGCACATTAGTAGCCATTAGTAAGAATCCAGATAGTACTATTAAAGATATAGTAAGAATAACTGGTGTTAGTGAAACTACCATCTTTAACCATCTAAAGAAGTTTGAAGAAGTAGCCAACCTAACAATAGATAGAACTGGATGCAGTAATAAGTATAGCTATGTAGAACCTACCAAGTTCTTTGTAACCATAGATAGTAGCCTATTAGATGCAGATGTAGATAGATTAGTAATCGGCTTCTTAATCCGATTCAAATGCTGGTCACGAATAGCATCCAATATAGTAGATTTATCTCTGAATAGAATAGTTCACGAAATAGGGGTACAACATAATACAGTATATTCAGCTTTAGAAGCTGGTCTAGTGGAAAGGAGTGATAAGAAACTTTACTTTAAGTTCATTCATCCATCACTTTGCATACTGTAATACAAGAATATAGCTGTTATAGCATCCTCAATACAAATTTTAAAATTTGTTACAATTAATTTGGATATGTCAAAATATTTCACTATCTTTGTATTACAATAAATGAAGGAAACTATCATACTGAAACATAGATTTTAATTCGATTTTCTAAGTGGACTGGCTAGCTGATTAGCCAGTTCTTCCACTTAATTCACATCTAAGAATCACAAAGTTATTACCATAAGTACCTTTTGAGCATATTTTAGGTACTGATTGTTAATTATTCATCATAATTTTTGAGTTTGGGTTAGTTAAGCGTAGAATAGTAAGCGTAGTGATACGCTTATTATTTTATTCTTAGATGACCAATATTTGGTAGCGAAACCTCAATCTTCTATAGAAAGAATACCTAAAAATGGTCACACCCATAATTCAAACTCCAGATGCTTCTAAACTCCAGATTTTAAACCGACTAACTAAACAAACAATTTACAATTATGACAAACATTATTATTACTAAAGAGTACAAGTATTTAGGTGAATATCCATTATTCAAAGAGAATGGTTTACCAATAGGATATTTAATAGATAAAGGTAAAGTAGGCTGTGGCGGAACATCTATAGCTTTAGAAGATGGTAAAGATACTATTATATGTGTTCCCTTTGTATCACTTATAAAGAATAAGATGCAGAAATATAATACAGATGGTAAGATTAATGTACTAGGTGTTTATGAAGGTATTACTACATACGAAATTAGAGAATACCTAAATACTAAGAAAGGTGCTAAAAAGATTATGTGTACTTATGATAGTTTAGCTAAAGTGGCTGGTATTACTGGTTATAACTACTTCTTACTAATAGATGAACTACATCTGTTGTTTATCCAGTATGTCTTTAGAAACAAGGCTGTAAGGACTGTATTAGATGAATACAAGAAATTCAAAGAATGGTCATTCTTAACAGCTACCCCTATTGAATATGATTTAATGCTGGAAGAACTAAAGGATATTCAGACCTTTAAGATAGACTGGGAAGATAAGACCGAAGTAAAGGTAAATGCAGTACAATGTAAGTATGTAGGTGCTACAGTGAAGAAAGTTATCAATGATTTCTTAGAAGGTAAGATATTTGGTAATGCTCACTTCTTTGTAAACTCGGTGGAATTTATTGCTACTATGATTAAGAACTGTAACCTTACTAATGAGAATACCAGAATCATCTTTAGCAAGAATAATGAAAGCTATAAGCATACTTGCCAAGGTGTTACTAATGGTGAAACTACTGACCCTGTAAAGAAGATAAACTTTTATACTTCCACCTGCTTTGAAGGCTGTGATTTATTTGATACAGAAGGTAAAATTTATATCATCTCTGAAAGCACTAAGGCACAAACCTTAATGGATATTAGTACACAGGTAAGACAGATAGCAGGTAGAATTAGAAATACCCAGTATGCAGATACTATTACACATCTTTATAAAGCTACCAGATACAATACAGACCTTACTTATGAAGAATATAAGCAGGTAGTTCTGGAAGAAGAACAGAAAGCTAAATCATATATTACTAAGGTTAATAATGATAAGGAAATTAAGGAAGGAACTAAAGAAAGTATCTATCATTACATTTGGAAGGATGAAGATACTGGTGAATTTGTATTTGACCCTAATAGGATGAAACTGGATATTTATAACTTCAAGGTACTTAACCATACATATAGTTTACAAATCAATTTAAGTACTGAATATAATAAGGCTGGTATGGCTGTAGGATGCAGTACAGATAAGACTTCTGATAAGCTATTAAAGAATGATTCAGCCAGAACTACCTTTAAGGATGCCATAGAAGAATATGATTCTATAATACAAAGAAAGGAAAGTATGGTATTCAGTCTTACAGATGGTGACAGATTAGCCTTATTAAAGAAGAAATATAGCTATATCAAAGATGCTTATGAACTACTAGGTATGGAACAGATTAGGGAACTTAAATATCATACTTCACATATTCAAAGACTTCTTATTAGTATCTCCGAAAAGATGGATAATAAAGCTAAAGTAGCTAAGTTACTGCTTACTATTCCTGCATTTAGAATCGGTGAATTTATTCCTTCTGCTGATATTAAAGATTGCTTGAATAGTATTTATGGCACATTGGGAATTAAAGGAAAGGCTAGTATTAAGGACTTTGAAGAATATGCTACTATTAAGGAAGCTAGAAAGGAGATAGACGGCAAGTATTTAAGAGGTTATATTATTCAGTACATTAAAATTAGGTAAGATTAGAACCAATAATCAGACCTAAGATAGTGTTTAAATGAAATATTAAAATTATTATAATTTAGTTTTGATATGTAAAATATTGTTATTACATTTGCAATATGATAAAGAGTTAAATGGGAATGGCTTTATCATTCTGGTTAGTGAGTGATTTAGTTCTATTTTACTACTAATCAAAGTAATAATACTACAGATACTTCTAATACAAAGATTCTTCTTATAGATTATCCTACTACAAAGATTCTATCAATTTATTTACACACCAAATTCTGTATTTAGATTTGCTATCTTATAGATTATCCAAGCATAAAGATTATTGAGATTCGTTATTCATCCAGTAAGGTAGTCTGTGAAGATAGCCTTACTTTACTTTGATTATTAACTACTTAAACTATATATACTATGTTTACAACCTATGTATTACTAACATTCTTAGCAGTTCTAATGTATTTCCTTATTAGGATTGTAGTAAATGAGATTAAACAACATATCACAGAAGAAACAGATAGGGTTATTAAGGCTATTAAAGATAAGAACTATGTGGGTAGATGAAGAAGGAAATGCAGTTATATCAGAATCAGATGAAGCATTAAATATACTAAGTGAATGAAACGTATGTCAGAACAAACTATTAACGCAATTATTAACTACTTAGTCCAGCAACCTTATAAAGATGTAGCAGGACTGTTACAGATGGTACAGCAGGATTTACAAACTAAAGAAGAACCTGCTAAGGAAGAATAACCCATTAGCCTGTAAATGATATATGGTTAATGTGAATGGCTAATGATTTATGATAATGGAATACAGGCTAGTACAAACTACTAGCTTAAATGGATAAATTCGATGAATTAGAACTAAATGGAAGAAAACTATTAGAATCATTTTTAATGCAAGTGGGTGCTACTAATCTGCATCCTACAGAAGATAAATATGCACCAGTGGACTACTATTTTACTTATAAGGATAAGAAGGTAGTAGCCGAAATAAAGGTAAGAGATATTAAGTATGAAGGCTATGATACTCACTTAATGGAAGTATCTAAATATAAGTCCTTAATGAAGGATAAGAAAAATAGCCAGTCAGATACAGCATACTACATTAACTTCTTTACAGATGGAACTAAAGTTAATGCCTATTGGTACACTACCAATACTATCAAGAACTATGGTACTATAGATTATAAATACTGTCCGACTACTACAGCAGCCGATAACGGTAACTACTATAAGAAGGTTATTATGATTCCTTCTAATAAGGCTCAAAGATTTACCTTAGTAAATGGTGGATGGTCTAAGATGAATTAACTATATTTGCTCAAACTTTAAATTTATTGATTATGAAGAAATTATTACTATTATTATTTGCAGTACTAACATTAACAGCTTGTGGTGATTCACCTATTAAATCATACATTACTAAAACATATCCTACAGCCACTAATATTGAAATAATGGAAGATAGTGCTTATAACGCACATTTCGATATAACCAGATTAAATAGGGAATGTAGTGAAGTAATAAAGAAACTAGTAGATATGTCTAAGCAGGAAAGAAGGACTGCTATAGATAGTCTAGAAGTAGCTACAGTAGCTATTCAAGTTCACTTGGAAGATGTATTTAATACTCCTAGAATCAACTCTAAGGCTTATAAAGTGAATCTTACTTTAAATGGTCTGCCCAAACAGATAGTAGTATTTGAGCATCCATTAGGCAATATGTACTTTACTGATGAACAGATTGAAACTGAATTTAATAATCTTCTGGATAAGATAGAAGATATGAAATAATAAAGAACCCCAGCTTACTTTAATTGGTAGGCTGGGGGTTTGTTGTCTATTTCCTCTTAATATAGACTGTATTATGTTTTACCAAAGTGATTCATAATACTCACTAAGACTAGTATAGTTAGTATGAAATACCTCTATTAGCTCTGCTATTTTATCCTCAATCTTTTGTACTATACTAACATTCTGAAGAGTAGTGTTAGCTACACTATCTATACTTTCTATCAGAATGGTATGGTAGTTCTCATTCTCAGAGATAAAATCCCAAAGCTCTTTACCTACTAAAGTCTTATCTTCCCAATTAGGAACGTAAGTTTTAAGTAAGCCAGCAGTTACAGTATTATCATCCTTCTTTCCATAGGTGATACCTATGTATCCTTTATTTCCAGCTTCTTCTACTAACTTTATTTCATCGGCATAGTGTTTAACTTGCCCTGCATCCATATCATTAAATCCACTCTTAATTTCTAAGAATGATTTAACCTCCCCTAATCGGTCTATAACTAAATCAAACTTAGTCTTATCACCTTCTTCATAAGTCTTACCATCAAAGATATATTCATTAGAATAAAGAAGAAGATTCTGCACTAAAAAACCCATAGAAGTAACTATACTTCTACCAATAGCTTGATAGGCATTATAGCGTACAAACTCTTCAGGAGTTTT